GGTGCCGATCGTTCAGGCAGACCACCAGTTCAGCGAAGAGCCCTACGAAAGCTCCGGCCTGATCGACGACATTGCTTACCTCGACCGGGCCAATGCCAACTACCTCTCGAACCTGGATGCAATCATTCAGGATCAAACCTTCAGCCAGTTGACCATGCCCGCACAGGGCATGTTGCCGGGCGAAGAGGGCCACGGCAAGCTGTTGGAGATGGGAACCAAGCGCATCTTCACCTACAACGGCGAAGCTGGCCAGAAACCCGAGTACATCAGTCCCGACCCGCGCCAAGCGTCGATGATTCTTTCTGCCATTGGAAAGATCATCAACGAAATCTACCACTCGGTCGGCTTGTCCGCAGAGCGCACCAAGGACGACAACGGCGGTGGCATTGACAACGCATCGGGTGTTGCCAAGGCTTACGACTTTGAGCGCGTCAACAGCCTGCTGACCGCCAAGGCACAGTCGCTTCAGATTGTCGAAAACCGCATCGTTCGTCTGGTTGCCATGTGGGAGGGCGAGGCCGACAAGCTCGATAGTGACACCCCACTTGTGACCTACCCCGACAAATTCGACACCCGCAGTCTCTATGACGAGTTTGAGATTGCCGCACGTCTGTCCCTGCTCGCTGCCCCAGGTGAAGTACGGCGAGCCCAGATGCAGCAAGTGATCGACAAGATGTTCCCGGGCGCCTCCGAGGCCCAGCGCAACAAATTCACCAGCTCTGTGACGAGCTGGCCGCCTGAGCCGGTGGATGCCACTGGTTTGGGCAACAAGAGCACTGCAAGCGGCCCAGTCGCCGCGGCAGCCACGCAAAAGACGGCCAAGGAAATGGTCGCCTAACCCAACCGCACCCAAGAGACCGGGTGTTTATCAGCAACTAAGGCCGAGTGACTGGCCGTGAGGAAAAACCGATGAATCGCATTGCACGCTTGATGAAACTTCACCGTCTGTACGCCCCTGTGGGGCCAGAGGGCACCGAACTGCCCGGCGACAGTGCCGCAGGCAGCGAAGGCGTCACCGACCCGCAGGGCAGCGCAGAAGGCTCCAAAGCAGGCGAAGACGACACCAAGATCACAGGCGGGGAAGGCACCAAGCAGAGCGATGGGCAAGTTGCCCCTAGCGATGCCGATGCCAAACTGCTCAAGGACTTGATGAAGCACAAGGGCCGTGCCAAGGAATTGGAAGTCGCACTGTCTCAAGTGAACGAGCAGTTGAAGGCTTTTGAAGGCGTCGATCCGGTGCGAATGCGTGAACTGCTGAAACAGCAGGAGGAAGCCGAACGCAAGGCAGCAGAGAGTCGCGGCGAATACGACCGTCTGGTGAAACAGATGGGCGAGCGCCACGCAGAGGAAAAAGCACGCATGGAGCGCGAGCTTCAAGAAGCCCGTGGCAAAAGCGGCACCCTGACGCAGCAAATTGCTGACCTGACTGTGGGTAACTCCTTCAGCGCGTCGAAGTTTGTTGCCGAAGACCTGACGCTCACCGCCACCAAGGCCCGCGTGATTTACGGCAGCCATTTTGAGTTCAAGGATGGCTCTGTGGTGGGCTACGACAAACCCGCAGGTGCAAGCGACCGCACTGTGTTGGTTGACGCCCAAGGCGAGGCGTTGAGCTTTGAAGAGGCTCTGCGCAAACTGATCGAGGCCGACCCCGACCGAGACCAGTTGCTTCGCACCAAGGCCAAGTCTGGCGCAGGCAGCGTGCCGGCAAGCAAAACTGCCAAAAAAGCAGTTGATGCGGCCGCAGCCGCCGCCCAGCGCACCCTGAGTCCCGCAGAAAAAATTGCCGCTGGCCTCAAGGCACTTGCGAAAAGCTGACAAGTTCCATAGAATAGCTAAGTCACCATTGACTTAACTACAACCAAAAAGACAACCTAGGAGTCACAAAATGCCTTTGCTTCGCGTTGAAGCCGAAAAGCTGTCCCAGAACCAAGTTGTTCAGGGCATCATCGAAGAAATTATCACCGTGAACGAAATGTTTGCGCTGATGCCCTTCGCCAAAGTCGATGGAAAAGCCTTCCTCTACAAGCGTGAAAACACGCTTCCGACGGTGGCCTACCTTGACCCCAACGAGGATGTGCCTGAAAGCGCCGCTACCTTCACGGAAGTGGTGACTCGACTGCGCATCCTGATCGGTGACGTGGACGTGGACAAGTTCTTGTCCGAAACCATGTCGGATACCGAAGACCAACTTGGTGTCCAAATCGCCCTCAAGGCAAAGGCTATGGCCCGCACCTATCAGGGCTCGCTGGTCAACGGCAACTCTGCCGTCAATGCCCGCGAGTTCGACGGCCTGCGTGCTCTGGTTGCTGCCGGTCAGACCATCAACGTTGCCGCCAACGGCGGCGCGCTGAACCTGACCCAGCTCGATGAGCTGGTGGATGCCGTGCCCAATGGCGCGGACTTCCTGATGATGCGTTCGGGCACCCGCCGTGCCTACGTGGCTCAACTGCGCGCTGCTGGCGGCAACACCGGCGCCATGATCCAGCACCCGAACTTCGACGTTCCGGTTCTGGCTCACAACGGCGTGCCGATCGTGGTCAACGACTACCTGCCTGCCAACGAAACCCTTGGCACCGGCGTTGGTCTTTGCTCGGTCTATGCCGTGCGCGCCAACGAGCTGGACGGTCTGCATGGCCTGTGGGGTGGTGAATCGGCCGGCATTCGTGTCGAGTCGGTCGGCACCGTGCAGAACAAGGACGCGACCCGCACCCGCCTGAAATGGTACTGCGGTCTGGCGCTGAAGAGCACCAAGTCCGTGGCCCGTCTTGCCGGCGTTACCAACGTCTAAGGCGACAAGTCAGGGGTGACTTAAACGGGGGCTTCGTGCCCCCGTTTTTCCTCCCACTCTTTCTTTACTCAGGAGCAAGACATGAAAATCAAACTTGTAGGCACTGGCTGGACAGGCTTTACTGGCTACTTTGGCGTGACCGAGTTCGTCGATGGGGTTTCGGCACACGAAGTCAGCGGCCCGGAAGCGCGTCGCATTGCCGCGGTGGTGCAGGTCGAAACGCTGGATGGGCACAACCCTTCGGCAGCGCAACAGATCATCGACAGCCGCGCCGAACCGCTGATTCTTGCCACTAGCCCCAAGGTCGATGCTGAAGCCCCTGCGGCCCCCGCGACACTTGCCATGACCTATACCGTTGCCGAGCTTGAAGGGATTGCCGACAAGGGCGGCATCAAGGCGCTGCGTGATCTGGCCGAGCCGTTTGGCGTCAAGGGCCGCAGCATCGCAGAAATCATCGCTGAACTCACGGCGCTCAAGGCCAAGGTGGCCAACGCCCCTGTCGATCAGACCGCGACAGAGTAAGGCGGGGCACATGCAGAACTACGCCCCAGGCAGTGCAGTCCCGGCGACCTTTGCGCTGCAAAACGAAGCTGGTGAAGTCCTCGAGCCTACATCGCTGCGCTGGCGTGTTCTGGGCGAGGATGATCAGGTTCTGCTTGACTGGGCGGTGCTGCCCTTGCCAAGCCCGCCTGAAGACCGGATCACCCTGACTGTCCCCGCCGTACACACGACCCTGCAAGAAGGCGAGACCCGAGGTCTGCGCTCCGTCGAGCTGGAGGTGACTGTCGGCGGTACAGTGTTGACCCTGAGCGATCAGGTTCTTCTGACGGCATCCAGCGCGCTTGTGGTGGGCACCAACAGCTTTTGCTCCTACGCCCGCGCCCTGATGACCGCAGAGGATTTCACCGAGCAAACCATGACTGGTTGGCAACGGGAAACTCGCCGCGAAGAGCGCGAGCGTGCAATGATCGAAGCCCATCAGGCGATCATGCGGATGCCGCTGTTCGTCAAGCCGGCAACGACCTTGGGCCTGATTCCGCTGTTGCACTTCATCGAAAAGCAAGGTTTTGCCAACATCGACCTACCCATGCTGCAAGCGCTTCGGCGCGCCCAGGTGCTCGAGGCTAGCGAGATTCTGAATGCCGACCCAACCATCACCGCGCGTCGCAATGGCCTTCTGTCGATGACTGTGGGTGAGAGCAGCCAGTTCTTTGGTGCCACCAAGTCGCTGGATTCGGCACTGTTTAGCCGTCAGGCCCTCAAGGTGCTGTCGCCCTGGATCAGCTACTCGGTACGCATTGGGCGGGCTTGACTGTGATCTACCCAACCCTTTCAATCGAGGTCTGGAAGAAGACCGGCAATGACGCCTACGCTCAGGCCAAGTGGCTCAAGATGCCCAACGAGCGCGTAGCCCCGGTGCATCTGCGCTTCCAGACCGAAAGCACGACTGTTCGTACTGACTCTGCCAGCTCCAAAGGCCACGCACAGGAGTTCAACTCGCAAACCACGCTACTGGCTGTTCCCAAGACCAAGATCGGCATTGGCGACAAGCTGGTCGTCATGGGCTACAGCCTGCGCGTGACCGAGAAGCACCCGCGCTTTACTGTGGGTGGTGTACTGGATCACTTCGAGGTCGAGTGTCTGGCGTGGACTTGAGGGCGCATGATGGGTATGCAGATGGTCTCTAACCCCAGGATGCTCGAGCGTCGGTTGAGTCAGATTGGCGATCGCGCAACTCGGGGTGTCTCTGCTGTCTTGCGGCGTGCCGCCATCAGGATTCGCGACTTGGCCAAAGACTATGCCCCGGTTCACACGGGCCTGCTTGAGCGATCAATCGACTATGCGGTGGTTCGGGACGGAATGCGTCGCAACATGTATATCGTTTATATCGACTTGAACGAAACCAAGGTCAA